GTCCACTTTTGCCGGCGTAGATAGCCAAAAGACGACTGTCCTTCTTGATACTTTTCCCATGGTTGTCTTGGTAAATTCATAGTTTTAGTTTCCGTATAATTGAACTAATACTCATTAACCTATAGCGTTCTTGATGAGGTAAGCAGCAACTGCTGCAACTAATTTGGCTTCGTAGTAATCGGTTGCTCGAACGAACTCAGCTTTATTCCAAGTTTCATCCCATCGATCAACGGTTCTTCCGTTAAGTAGAGTCAAAGTGTATCCAAGAGACACCTTTTTGATTCCGGGAGTTGCGGTAACGTATGCGAGAATGAAGTTTTTACCCCAGACATATCCCATCACGTCAGCTTGACCTTCGTTAGCAGTGTTTCTCATTGCTTTACCGATAAGCACCTGCTCAACACCGATAATTGCAGCGAGTAAATCTTCTGTTAGCACACGAATACTAGAGGTAGCCATTCTACCGAGCAAGTCTGGGTGGTGTTTCAGTTTAGCAAATACCTCGTAGCCCATGATCGCTGTGTTAGCGGTAACCATTGCTTCTGTTTGAATCTTTAACATTCCAGTCTCAATATCATCGAAAGGATCAGAGTTAGCAAAGTCATTCCATTGGTCAGTACCGGAAAGAGTAACATTTTGAGTAATGATTGCTGTGTCAGTCAAGATATCTGCAACTGCCTTTTCATGTCCAAGAGCTAATCTTTCAGCTACGTTTTCGGTAGCATCTGCTCTTGCGTCCATTGGAGTTGGATAGGTGTCACGGACTTCGTACTCAATACCTTCTTCGAGTGAATGCTCAAATAGTGGTCCAAAAGCTGTTTTAACCATTCCGTAGTCTACTCGTTGCGCGCGAGAGATACCTGTTCGGCGATCATTCTCAACTCGGAACTTGGATTTATCAAACGTGTAATAGAAACCTGTTCGAGATTGAACGGTAATTCTTGGGAATACCTTTTCAGCGATGAGTTCTGGATTTGAAAATCCAATGCTCATGTTTGTTAGGACTGTGTCGATGGTGTATTGATTTACTTGTGGCATATGTTTACTTTATGATAGCGCTGCAAACCTTTGTGAGCTAGGTATAAATTCGATTATGTCTCCAGCTACTCCTGCTTGAATAGCTCTACCCAATACTTCGTTTCCCACTGTAGTAGTAGCAACTGCTTTACCTGCTGCGTCTGCTGTTAAAAATGCACCTCTTGTAACAGTGCCACCAAGAACAACTTTTCCGGTTCCGCCACCTTGGCGACCGAAAACTTCTACATTCTCTCCAGATTTTGGAGTATTCATAATGACACCCAAAAGCCAGTCCGTTGCTGCGGAAGCGAGGGTTGCAGTTGCATCTCCACTCTGTTTAACAATAAAATATTGCTTTGCAGAATAGTCAGCTGCTGCTGAAAATCTTGATTGTCGTGGTCCGTCTACTGTTGTTGCCATATTTTATTTCTATTTAGAATTTAGCTCCTGTTCATATTGTAATGATAACTCTTTGTTATTTGCAAGTACCTGTTTTGTTGCTTGGATAACAGTCAATTTATCGTTAGCCTTCATTGCCTCTTTAACAAGATTACCTATTTTCTCGCTTGCTGTCAATAGCTCAGCACGAGCTGGATCGCCTTCTTCATTGGCTAGTTTAACTGGTGTGAGAGCTGAAAGGATAGAGAAAAAGTCTTTCTTCTCGGTATCGTTGCATTTCAAAGTAAACTCTAAAACTGATGCTTTCATTGCTGGCGTAATTCTTGCGCCCTCTTTAGCGATCAGGAACTTTTCACCGATTTCTTTTTCTGTCGCATCATGTCGCATTTGTTCTTGAGCTACTTTGTGATCTGATTCAATCTTGCGAAGTCTTGAAAGTTCAGAGGCCATTACAGTTTCCTCTTTGTCTTCACCTTCTCCGGGTACTTCAGGAGTTTCTGGTTTCTCAGGAGCTTCAGGTGTTTCAGGTACTTCTGGTTTTGCTTCTTCGTCTAATTGGGTTTGCTGCTCAGGAGTAATACTAGCAACATTATCAGTCAAGAATTTTACTTCTTCCTCTGATCTGTCTGCTTTGGCTTTTGCGAGTATGTCGTTTGTGTTCATAGTGTTTTGGTGAGAATTTTTTTCCTCTGCTAAAAGTATTACAATTGTTTTATTGTTTGTCAAGTCGTTTGCGACCTTCCTTCCCATATTATCACTTGCAACGAGGAATGGCAATTCTTTGAACAGTGGCCTATTGGTTAAACTACCTGCAATTAGAACTGAACCATGTCTGGTTCCATGTTCTGGATCAATATAATCAAATGCCCATTCTGGTGAAAAGAGTTTGTACTCTTTATTGTCTAGTAAATCCTTTCCGTATCGAGTCCAATCAATAACGGCATATAAACCATCAGTGCCTTTATCTATTAAATCAGTTACCCAGCCCGCAGCTTTGCCACCATCGTGATCAACATCAACTGGAACTGCTTTTCTAAGTCCTGCTTTGAAGTTCTGAACCATTTGAGAGATATGCGACAAGGTTACCTGCATTGGACCGTAGAACTCTGTATTCCATTCTCCAACTGGCAATACTTGAAGCTCTGTTGGAAGCTCACCCTTGTCATCAGCTTGGATGTGAATTATTGACCTGAGGTTTTTGCCCTCAAACGCTTTATTATATTCTTTTGTCATATTTGGTTACATCCCCAAGATTGAAAAATTAAAATAGACTGCTACTAATAACAATACTCCAAAAATAAATTGTACCGCTGCTGTTACTTTTAACGGACTTGCCACTGTCACTGGAATTGCAGTAATAAAGAAATAGAGTCCGAGTAAAAATTGAATTTCGATTGCTGTCATATATTCATTGTAGCACTAAACTTTTTCACCTTTCAAGATGATCTGTATGAGACACCGGCAATTTGGGTGTGCTGGTGGGTATTCATATTCCCCATCAAAGAGTTCATCAATTGGCAGTATCTTTCCATCAAGAGGTTGGCATATCGGGCAAGCCTTGAGTGTAGCATCCCACTTTTTGCGGTCTGCCACTACTTCTTCTGCAACTGCAACTCTCCCGGCCGAATACGCTCTGACTGATTCTGTATGTGCAATTACTTCAGCCCTACGAGGATCATCAATAACTTTACTGAGTCTATCCCTAGCCTGAGCGGTACTTTCCCCGTGTTCCAGTGAAAACTTGAGCGATGATTTAACCCTGTCGAGTGTGGTGTCTGAGAGATTGCCAGATAACTTCAATGTATGTTTGTTGAGAAAGTCTATTGCTGAATCGTTCTTTTCAGACCACCCGATATCAATTCCGGTATCTTCCTCTGTCTGTTTACCACCTGCAACAAGTGCAAAAACCAAAGTACGAGATAAAATGTCTGCAACAGTTTTGTTTTCTGTGATCGTATCCCAGGATATGAGGTCTAAAATACTTGCCTTCTTCACAAAATCGAACGCTGACCAGTTGACGTAGTAGACTGATCTTTCTGATAGCTCTGAGAAATACTTTTTCATTTCCCTTTTGAGCGTGTTGTCTGATCTGACTATCTTGCGGAAGTTATCTTCATTTTTTTCATAGCCCGGATGATATGGCTCACCTGATAACTGAGCTGCGTACAGTTTAGACAAAGAGTGCGACACCTGTCGTAGTTCTTGAAGTTTATTGTTTTTCATACAGGTCAATTGCCTTGTTTACTCTCTCCAAGGTATCGCTCAATTGATCGTCTGCCTTCTTTTCAGGTTTTGGCGCGTTGGCTGCGCTGTCTGATTCCCTCAAAGTATCGATATCATCTTTGAGCTTATTTATTTTGTCAGAAATACTGATCTTTTTATTAAAGATGTCTAACTGCTTTTTAGCTTGTTCTTCAGGACCAAGCTTTTTGCCTGATGCTTTCATTTCAAGCAATTCTTTCCGAACGCCATTATTGAAATCTCGCACCTCTTTGTTGAGTTTTTTGATCTCTGCTTGTTTTTGTTTAACTGCCGGGTTCACTTTCTTTTTTGCCTTCCCTTTCCCCTTGCCACCTTTGCCACCAAGTTTCTTCAAGGCTTCACTGATTTTCTTTTTAGTTTCCTCAGATAACGGCTGCCCCCTGGCTCCACCTTCGAATACTTTGAACATGGCTGAACCATACCTTTTAACAAATGTTGATTCTGCCAGTTTTTCGTGAGCTTCTGCAACATCGTCAACAGTTGGGTCAGCCTCCATTGGGTTACCATCAGTGTCAAACCCAGGATTCTCTGGATCTTCTACTATCTCCCCACCGGTAACACTTGCCATTTCTGCATCAAGTTCAGCGAGCATATCATCAGCCATGGTCAGATCAACTGGCATTTCACCTGTAAACTCTGGCAAGTCCATGACATCTCTGAGTAAATCTTCAATACCGGGATCAGGCGTAATGAGCTGCATTTGAACTGCTCTTTGAAGTGATGTTGTGAGCGCGTTGATATCAACTGTACCTATTTTATCGAATCCAAGAGATGGGTACTTATCAACAATGAAGTTATAATCGACCAATTTCTTCAATACGTATCTGTTATACATCGCGGCAATATATCTGGCAGTTGCTTCAAGCGATTGCACAAAGAGCTTTGATTGATCTGCTGATAGGGCATAACTTCCAACGGTGCCACCAAGCTCAAGGAATTGTGCCAGTACGTTTTTGCTGATCTGTCTATCGTGGTGTTGAATGAGTGGCAAGAGTGGTTTTGTAGTTCCTGCTTTCATGTCAAGGAATCCTACTTCCCAGCCGTCAGGGTAAACCATGTATCCTTTTTCGTTAGCTCTGAGGTTTTCAAGCAAGACTTCCATCTTTGATTCATCTGCCGGACCAGTGACACCTGTGGCTTTTGCGTATGGCACTCCAAGACCTTGTCGTTCTGCACCAATTCCATCAATCAGATATAACTTGTCTTTCATGTACCAATGTTTGTATGCACTTCTGAGGATTGATAGACCTTCCCAGTTTTCGCCTTCTTTTTGATTGACAAAGATAACCAGCTTATCCATTGGGATTTCATAGATACCATTTACAGTCTGTTGAAGAATGCCATTGTCTTTATTTTTTAATTGCCATTGAAGAACTGTGTCTGGATATCGAGGTGAAAGTTTGCGAAGTCCAAGCTTCATGTCTGGTCGCCATTCCCAGATAATCTCGAAAGGCATTGAACCGTATACTAAATAGAGCAAGATTTCACCAAGAGTTTCTTCCCAAGTCCTCGAACCTTCCTCCATGATTTCTTTTTCAACAAACTCTGCAACTTCAACGTCTAACTTGTCATCGCTGGCTGGATCAACTCTCCAACGAGCTGAAAGAATAGGTAAAAAGATTGCGAGAAGCGTGGCTTTAACTGTTGCGTCACCCCAGCGCATTTCATCATAAATAGCTACTCTGCGCGCGCCCATGAACTTGTAGTTGTAATCTTTAGATACAATGATTCCATTGAGGGCAATACCTGCTGAATCGCCTATTTCAGTTGGTGCTTTACGTGAAGAGCTGATCTTTGGAGCTGGAACTTTTGATGTGCTTTGCTTTGGCATAAGTCAATAATAGCAGTTTAACTATATTTTTGAAAGTATCCGACAATCTTGGACGATTCCCGATTTTACTTCCAATCATTGCTACTTACGGTCAGTCCTCCAATACCTGATCTTGTAGGCGCCACAACTTGCGGCACCCAAGGTCGTTTTTCCTCAGCTGGTTTTATTGGTGGTTGTGGTCTGTTGGATATATCTGGTGGCAAGAACGACCTAGCAATTCTTTTGAATAGTTGAATAACGCCATACCGGAGAGCATCTGGTCCGTGATCGTCTTCCTTTAATGGCTCTTGAGAGTACAAACCATTAGCGAGCTTTCTTCTTTTGTAGCTCATTAGCTCTATTCGAAGTTGTGGACACGTGTCAGTAATCATCAATCTACCAGAAGAAAACAATCTGCGCACAAGATTGATACCATTATTTATTCTCAGCAATTGACTGCCCTCCTGCAAATTGAGTATTGGAGCACCCTTCATTCTGCGATCTTCAATTTCGGTTAGTCCATGAGGATCAGGCACCCATCCCCGGATGCTTCCCCTTGAGCCTGTTGCCTTGTCTGGTAGCTTCAAACCGTAGCCAGCTAGTTTATCCCCTACACTGTTCCATATCTCATCAGTACCCATATGGTCAAGATAGAGTTCGTCAAAGACAACTAACCTATCCATTGTTGTTGGAACCCAGCAAAAAAGAATAACGTCTGGGTGTCCTTCACCATACCCAAAGTCTTCAAAGATGTACACAAAACCACCCTTGCCTACTGGTGTCCATTCAACCAGCAAATTATTGTCGTCAGAGTAACTATCCCCATAAATAACACCTTTTAGCCCAGGACGTGTACAAACCCACTCTGTTTGCCAAGTCTCATCGTCAAGAGTATTGAACTTTGTTATTGCGTCATCCCAGAAGTAGTACCCATTAGCTTTGCCGATATTGGCTGGTAGCGCGCCCTTGAAGGTATCGTGAATCAACTTCATTTTGACTGGATCATCAACTGGTAGCTTTTCCACTACCTCCCAGATACACCACATGTAGACTTTAGCTTTGCGTTCCGGAGCCTCATCAAGCATTCGCTGCATTGGCCCATTAGCGAACTTTCGAGTAGAAGTTAGAACAGTTCGAGCTTTAACACCTTTTTTTGACTGAGCCATTGAAAGCGCCTGCTGTAAAACGGGCCAGATCATCAGGTCTATTTCATCGAGGAATACTAACTGAGGATGAGGGCTATTCACGCCAGACATGGTTCCAGTGAGGATTTGTACCTTTGAGCCGTTGAGTAGCTCTGTTTTACCCATAGTCATAGAGTCAATGTTGTGGACAAACGGAAAGCTCTTGGAAAAGTCCTTGAAGTATTCGTACCCTTTTTGTGCTTGAAATTGAATAGCCCCGACTGTAGCGATCTCTGTACCCTCTGAGTAATACGACATCAGCGTATCCAGCACTCCAAAGTTGAGCGTTTTGCCACCTGAGCGATTAGCAACAACAACAGCAAAATCAACTAGGCCAAAAATATAATCAGCTATAAAATCAAACGGCGCGCAGTGGTCGTGACAAATAGCTTGTTTAGGAATGTCGAGCTTAAAGTAATAAAGAATCCAGGCGTGAAGAAGCTCTTTGTTTTTTGTCAGAACTATGTCCAGCAGTAGTTCCCTAGGGTTGGGTAGACTATTCTGAATCTGTAGTGTTTTTGTTTCGGTAGTCATAGTGCCAGTTCAACATCTTTGCCATTAGTTCTGCTTCACTTTCATTTCTTGGTGCTCCGACCAGTGGTATATCGTCTTTATCTGTTACTTCTTTTCCAACTTTATAAACCTGCGAGAGTAACCACTTGCTGTCATCAATGTCTCCCTCAAGTGCCGGAACAATAATATTACCATTTTCATCACGTACTGCTTCCTTGCCTCGAACTCTTTTACTAATGTTTATCATCGCCACCGCCTTGAGGTCGTCAGAACGAAGCTCTAATAAACGTTGTAATACTAAGCTCGGTTTTAGTGTTCTCCATGTTTGTTCACTGATGGTAGCCTTGTCATAGCTCCATTCAATCAATCTGGTTTGCAAAAAGTAAAACCAAAACGCTTTGTACCTTTCCAGTGTTATTTCTATCTTTCTTCCCTGTGGTTCTTTTCCACGCTTTATTTCATCAAGTATCAGTTTTAGCTCTACTTCATAGGTATCTAGATCGGTTATGTTTGACATGGTTTATTTCCTTACTGAGCTTTTTTCGAACCATTTGTAATACTCATATTTCTCTGCTTCCTTGATAACAACGATTGACTCACCTCTTTGAATAAACATCCAGTTCATGAACATTCTGCCAGTTCTACCATTACCATCAATGAACGGGTGAATTGTCTCGTATGCAATATGCGCTGTTCTTGGGTCTGTCTGTTCCCAGTTCACTATCCAATTACTCATGGCTTGATTGATCTTGCCAGCTTCCAAACCTTCGTGATCCCAAATGCGAACTGCAACTTTCCGATATTTACCAAGGTTTTCTTTATCTAGTTTACCTTTCATGAGTAACCGATGTGTAGTTAAAATGACCTCATGGGTGAGTTTCTTTTGTTTGGTGAGATAATCCCACGCAACCAGCGCCTGTCCAAGACTTTCAAGGTCATAGACATGCTCTATTGCGTTTGACTCTCGTAAAAATTCAGCGACTTGTATTTGATTCATATTGTTTTCTTTTAGCGTACATCTTTAAACGCTTCTAACTCTGCGGAACCAGTCGCCACTTCTTCTTCTGCGACACCTGTCGCTCTTTTCCGCTCCCTAGCTGTTTTTACATTTCTAATTCTAGCTATTTCTTCTCCAATTGGCAAACACGCCCACATTCTGGTGAGGGAATAATAAACAATAGTGAAGCGGTAAGCGTCATCGCTGAGAAGTTTCATTGGTGTAACGCCATGAAGGATTTTCTGCCCATCAAAAATTGTTACAGAGTTATTTTTAATCTCTAGCGCGCAATCGTACTCAGGAAGTGCGAGATAGCCACCTGCAACATTACGACGAATACCAAGCATACAAGAGTAGACATCTTTAAAGTTACCTGAGTCAAAATGGTACTTGAGAGGATTGTTTTTGTTTACGATACCTGAGGTAAACGGTGTACCCTCAATTTGATATTCCTTGCGGACTTTCTTTTCGGTTGAGCTGAGATGTGCTTCGTACGTTTCAGGTGCTATTTCAGAATACAAATCTACTACTTTTCGCCCATACTCACACAGCAGAGAGTGAGCTTTAGGATTATCTTCAGCTAGGGAAGTCACGGAGCAAAAATCTTTTCGTAAAGGTACACGAGGAGAATAACCAAATATACGGCTGGTAGTAACCAAACCGCTAACTCTGGTACCTACTTGGTAGTTTATTGATTGTAGAGCCATTGATAGCTCGCCTGAGTCAAACCCCTCATCATCTAAATCTTTATAAATAACCAATTGTTTTCCTGTTGTCTTGTCCACCAATACGCAACTTTCTTTAATTAAATTGGTTGGGGTAAAGTCAGACTCAAGCGCCGACCTCATCCGGTATTCTCTCAAGTCGAGCGGTGTGTGTTCTACTTCAATTATTTTCATAAAAATCCAATAAAAACTTGAAAGCTGCGGAATAATTATCATCTAACGCGTTGTTTTTAATAATCTTGTCGAGTCTTGGTAACATAATGGCATATTCTGCCAGTGTCCAAAAAGTAACAATTTGTTTTATGGAAGCGTTACCATAATCAGTGGCGTTTAGCCCCGGGGTTTTATCTTGGCTTGGTGCACCACCCAAACTAGCTGGGTCTACGCCTTCGGGGCCAAACGTGTTACGCAGACTTTCCATTGTAACTGGATGAGCAATTGACACTTGGAGCTTCATTAGTTCCTCATCACCTTTGAATTGAACTGCAAACTCTCCTAATAAATCTACATCGTAGTAACCGTACTGAGCGTTGTGCTTGAGTGCCAGCTTGAGCGCGTGCTTTTCATCAGTAGGAGCAACAAACTTTATCCAACCCTCTTTTTCATTATTTGCCAATAATCCTCGAAGTGTCATGTTCCCACCGAGAACTGTGCCAGTCTCTCCCCAGTGTTCACCTGTGTTTACAAGCATGGGCATAAGCTGCCCCTCATCTTTTAAAGAGGCTTTGAGATCTTCAAACTCATTTTCTTTGATAAGTTTTGGGTTTTTAATCCAATTAGTTAGGTTTGCAAGTGAGGCAAATAGTTGGTTGTCTTTAATTTGAGTTTTTAGCATTGTTTTCCTAAAGTAACAACTATTTGTTTTGCGATTGCTTCCATCATTTTTGGCATGACCGCATTCCCTATTCTTGCCCACTGTTGTCTGTGAATACCATGAAACTTGAAGTCATCTGGAAATGTAGAAAAACGCTTGAGCTCTTGAATTGTTAAATATCTATCCTCTGACCAGTGATATAGTACTGCTGTCTTGGTGATTGTTTGGCAAGGTTTGAAGCGTGATGCTCTTTTTAAACTAAAGTATGAACCTCTGTTGAAAGTAGAACCGCCCTGACCTTCTCTCGCAACAGACAATACTTTTTTAGTGATTGCGTTTCCCGGGTAACTGAGTTTTTCTGTGATAACTAAATCCCTGACTGCTTGATAGCAAGTGATGTGATTTGGTGTTGTTGGTGTTGGAAAGACAAACTTTTTCCCAAAGTCTTTTCTGATACCTACAAAAAACAATCTGCGTCTGGATTGTGGCACGCCATAATCTGCACTATTACAGATTTGAATTGAAACTTCATAATCTGTTTTCTTGAGTTCTTCAACAATGGTATTGAATACACCTTTCATCTTTCCCATGACCATGCCCGGCACATTTTCCATAACAAATGCTTTCGGCTTGAGTCCATTGAGTAGTTTGATATACGAGTTGAATAATGCGTTTCGAGGATCGTTGATCTGTCTGGCGCCTGCTATTGAGAAACCCTGACAAGGTGGTGAACCATCAAGGACTGTGAGCTCTCCTGGTTTGAGTCCTGTAATCTCCATGATCTTTTCAGGTGTGAGCTTTGTTATATCCTCTTGAATGATGTGAGTGTCTGGAAAGTTGTTTTTGAGAGTTTCAACTGAGTTTTTATCCCAATCAGTTGCAAGTAGTTCAGTAAATCCTGCGAATCGATATCCAAGTGATGATCCTCCGCAGCCTGCAAATGTTGAAACTACTGTTGGTTTATTCATAAACTAATAACGATATCCACAACTTGGACATTCATGGTCAGTTTTGAGTCCGCCTGAAAGATCGGCTGGATTTGTATTATCCCCACCAGTTGGATATGTTGAACCTGGAAGTTTCGTTGGATCAACACCGCCTGGACCAAATGAATTGGCAAGTGCTTCAAGTGAGGTTGGATATGCTAAATGTACTTGAAGCCTTTGGATATCTTCATCATTTGAATACTTCACCGCAAATTCTGCCAATAGATCAACGTCATAGTATCCGTATTGAGTGTTGTGTTTGAGTGCGAGTTTGAGTGCGTGAGCTTCATCTTTTGGTGAAACAAGTTTTATCCATCCTTCGGTTTCTGAATTATCAAGTAAAGCTCTGAATGTCATATTTCCACCAAGAACAACACCTTCCTGACCCCAATATTCACCGGTATTGATGAGCATAGGCATGAGCTGCCCTTCTTCTTTGAGTGATTTCTTTAACTCTGAAAACTCATCTGGCTTTATAGCCTTTGGGTTTTGTGACCAGTTTGACAGGCTTGTGAGCTTTGCAAACAGTTGGTTATCTTTAATTTGAGTTTTTAGCATGGTGGTTTTTGAGGGTTTCAGCAACTTCTTCTGCTTTCTTTTCTGGTACGTTTGTTGGAATTATTACGAGTTGTTTATGTTTCCAATCAATATCAAGCCTAATAAAGCCTTTGACCATTTGTTCAAACATTTCTGGATTTTCTGCTTTGAGGACTGCTGCTTGAGTACGGATCATTTCTTCATTCATAACCTGAGAAAGATACTTATGTTCTCTGAATTTCTTGTCAAGGAAGTCTAGCGTTTGGAATACTGCATCGGGAATTGTAACTGGTTTGTGTTGTTTAGCCATAATGGAATTGTACCACGTTACAAACAAACAATGCAACTATTTACTGAGTTCTGGACATTTTCCCTCACTAGGACATTCCTCAGCTGAAAGAATATACCAATGACGACACCCGGAGCAGAAATAGAGTTCTGGCTTTGGTGGTACTGGTAAACCATCATCGACAAGTTGCTGCTCTTTTTGTTTGCGTGTTCTGGTCATTTCAGCTAACTTTTCAACCGACCACGAATCATCGTGCGCTCGAATGAGTAATTGCTCTCGATCTAATTGAGCTGCTACCAGTCTAAAATGTGACCAAGACAGCGACCTCACTGATTCCCTAAACTCTTTGTTTGGATACGCTTTTGATACATCTCGATATCTACGGATTGACTCAACTGGAATACCAACACCCTTGCAAAACTCTTTGAGATACTTTGGTCCGAAGGCATTTGTGACTTCAATAGCAAGATCGCCATAATCCCATGAAATATTATCTTTCTTTTCCCTCAACTCCATACCAATTGAAATAAACTCCTCCAATGATCGGTGGTGTACTTCTTGTCTGATACGTTCTGCTTCAAATTCTGGCATATTATTTTGGATGGTGTATTCTACATTCTAACTTTGATATTTCTGGCGCTGTATCTTCTGCTAAAACTACTAACAAGCATTCATCCTGCTGATCGTGTAATACCAAGATGTCATACAAGCTCTCAAGCACCTCAGCCAATTCTCCGATATTTAAATATGGACTCCCCTCATACGGCTGGTAGTTCCGCAACGCTTGTTCCGTTCCAGCCCTCTCGGACTTCACTCGATAAAGAGCAACACTTCTTTGGTCCGGTTGTACTTTAGGTTGTAATTTTTTCATTTAGTTTTGTTTGAGTATTTCTCTAAAAGACTTGATCTTGAC